CCAGTGGGATCTGCGCTCTAAGCTGAACCCCCTTGGGTCCAATCACGTTTGTCACCAGCGACCGCCGTGCCTGCACCGCATAGGGATTACCCTGGGCCTGCCACCGCGCTTCAGCCCTGACACGCGCAAGCTCGGTGCGGGCTACACCAGTGGGATCACTATAGACCGCTGGCAAGTCACCCAGCAGACGCGCATCAAAGCCCATAAACGATCGCGCACCTTGGGCCGCCCGGGCGCGTCCACGAGGGCCAGGGCCCCACTCCCACACAGTACGAGCAATCTGAGCCGCACGAGCAATAGCTGATGAGACTGGATTCACGGCACGAACCTCGCCAGAATCCGCCGTGATTTACCAAGAGCAGCCCTCTCTTGGGCGGCAACCTCTGCTTTCAACTGATCACGCCACCTAATCAAATCCGACAGATCAGCACGAGTCACTCGACGCATGCTACCTCCGCCTGATATAGTATACTCCTGCGGGCCATCGATACTGGCCAGCAACCTTATCGCTTCCTCGACTGATTCAAGATCACGCGCGGCTTGGCTGCGATCGTCAAATGCAGGAGCGCTTCCAGTGAACGCCAAACCCCGCAATACAGTGATCTGACCTTGGCGAATTGACTTCGCTTTGTCGTCCACAATGGCATTCACCTGCAGGCTCCAGGTGCCAGCAACCATGCCGGCAGTCACGCTTGCCGGCAGAGTGAACTTCCAGCCACTCTCAGTGTCTACACCCTCCAGCCGGTGGCCCGATCCGGCAACCCTGGTGCGCAACCAAACGACTACCTCAGACGCATCGTCAGGTGCAGCTTCCAGCCACTCGAAATCGTCACCCTGGTAGAATTGCATTACAAGATCTGCTCAGTCCATAACCTAGTGACCACCTATAGAAGACAGCCTGCTGCGTCGTTTCTTTGGCTTCTCTCCGCTTTCTGAATTACTATCCTTGGGCCGTGATGATGCCAGCAACTTCTCTAGCTGCTGCCACATTGTCGCACGATCGTACCCCCTACTCACTAACAACATTGCGGCATAAGCCATCCGTGAGCAGTCGCCAGCTTCATCCCTTGCCCCAATAGGGCAGTGCCAGTAGTAGCTTACCTGTCCCTTCCGACGTTCTGGCTTGCGCTTCCACGGAAACAGCTCCGCCAGGAATTGATCTGTTGAACACTGCCCGAAGTGCAAGTATCCAGGCCCTGGCTGCTCTACCCGTAGACGACCTTGCCAGTGGTTTATGCTAGTCTCAGTGCCGACGAAGTATAGCGTTACACCCCTAGACATCCTAGTCTCTGGCTTGTTCTTTCGGTTAATATCTACTGCTACACCTTTGCCCAGCAGAGGCTTGCCCTTCTGGTTTGCCCCCTTCATTGGCACCCACCTTCCACTCCGTGGCCGACACCACTCGCGGACCTCCTGGGTTGCTAGTCCTCCATCGTCGATTCCCCCTCGGGCCATCTGCAGCTCTGCACCGTCCTCTCTCTTCCACCTTCTCGCGGCAAACTGGTCCAACTGGTTTAGCGTCTCAGCCTGTTGGGGATCACCATCGATCTCCCAATGCCCAAGGTGCCAGCCCTCCTCGCCAATGCCCCAGCCCCACATGCTGACCACCAACCGCTCGGCAAACGTCCCGCCCCCGCCTTGAACATCAACACCTGCGGTGATCATCAGCACGCCACTAGGCACCACCAGGGTCGCCATGCCATTGGGCTCCGCCTCAGCCTCATAACCATTGCCGGCGGTGACGTTCTTGCGTCGCTCTGCCAGGCTGTCGCCAGTGAGCTGGCCAGCCAGGGAGTCTTCCCATGGCCGGGCTAGCACAGTATTGTGAAACGTTTGCATCATGTCCGGATCACCCCGGCGCATAGCATCCAAGGCCGCGTCATATTCGTCGCAGATACGTTCCCAAATTGCGCCAGGGTGGTAGCTATACGCAGCCCAAATGTGTTGACTCTCAACCTTTGGTAATCCTTCTCGTGTCAGCTGTTGCTGTGATCGGTCTAAACCAAAAGGGCAAGCCCAGCCGCCACGAGCATCAATCGCCCTTAACGATTCGTAGCCTATTGGTTCTCGACAGTTCTCGCATTCAAAGCGTCCGCGATTATCGCCTTCCTTGATCATTGCTTCCCATATCAATTGCTGATAGTGATTGCAATGAGGGCATGGGACATACCTATACTGCTGGTCACCAAAGAGAAACCATTGGTGTGTCTTATCATTGGGGAAAATTGGCGTGCCGCCGATTATAATCTTTGGGTTTAGAACCGTGTCTGTCCTATTCATCCCAAGCTTTATCTGGCAACCTTCGTCGATCCTTTCGTAAGCTGAAGGCTCTTCAAATAACACAACTCCACGTTCCTTTCGCCTGAAACTCCTTCCGCTCATTGCGTTAACAATATCAATCAACGCGCCGTTTGTTAAGATCTTAAGCAGGATTGTATTTGTCGCGGTGCCGCGAGATTTTGATTCTGAAAGTAAACCTTTCAAGCATGGCGTGTCATTAAATAATGACGTGATGTCTTCCTTGCTATATTCTTCCGCGTCATTATTAACAGGCTGGACAACCATTATTCTCGATCGCTTCCAGTGCGAATAGTATTGAACCACGCCAATCTTTGCAGACTCTGACCAGCCAACTCGGGCTGATTTCATGCACGCGAAAACGGGTATATGCTTTGACGTAAACGCATAGAACCAGTACTCTTGATAAGGCCTTGTTATCCATGGACCCTTGCTGGCAGCATTGCCTGTAACATGTCCATAGGTGTTCGCATACTCAACACCGGACAACGGCGGCCTAGGCCTAAAGCATTCGGCGATCTCAGCCGCTAAGCTTGGCACATTCCTAACCACTCCTGTTTCTGTACTGTCAATCATTCGTCCACTTCTCCATCGTCAAGCCGCCAGTCCGCAACTCGATTTAGCAAACGTCTCGCCAGGTCTTCGATCACCTCCTCGTCATGTAGAGTCAGGTGAGGCAGCTGGAGTCTGATCTGTCGGGGCAGGGCCTCGATCTGACCGCTGAGGTACAGCGCCACGGCCTTCTGTGCCTGGCCGTAGTCCTCCAGGTACACCAGCTGGCCGGCCTTCTCCTCTCGTTGCAGCTGCGCCAGAAGGCGCTTTTCCCTCTCATGCCACGCGCGTTCCTCGTTGAAGTCCGGGACAGGCCCAACAGCTTTGCCGCCAGACGAGGCAGATGCCGGCCTTGCCCTTACACCTCGATCGCCAGGTGGTCGCGGCGAGTCGATCCTGGTGCGTGTGATGCTGGCCCACACATCCTCCAGACCAGCACGCTCAAGCATCGTGCCGGTTGGTGTGTTGAAAGATGGCAGTTCTTTTGTGTTGATCTTTCGATACAAGCTGCCTCGCGATTTCAACCCAAGAATTCTGACCGCTTCAGAAATTGTGATCAGCTGAGACACGCCTGTACTTTATGGTGTCACAATGCTTGTCACAACATAGAAAAAGTGACAGGCCCTGTGACACCCAAAGTGACAGGGTAGGGAGACCCATTGCGCCGCAAGGGGTGTCGCCTTATTGAGAGCAGTTCTCAAGTGAAAAATCGGGGCACGGTTGGCGCCGCACCTCCGTGTCGCCTGGGAAGGACCCGTGAATATGACATGGCTTGTATACCCCGAGTTGGGTATGGTTCTTTAGTTTGAAAGGATTATTTCCCATAACCTCGAATAAAGTCTGTATAAGCTTTTGTTATGCCGTATTCAAATCTTTCGACAAGCCGGTCTTCCACTTCTTTTCTTAATGTGTCGCCAAATTTTGAATTGCCAAGAAAGATTGAGCCAGTTGAAGGACCATAAACTGCGTCTAAACCTTTTCTTGATTTTTTGCGACCGCTTGCAAGATCAGGCTTATAAGGGCGAGAATTGTTAGTTTTGAATGTAAACTTTTGTCCTTTTCTAGTTGTCTGAATAAAACCGTTTGCAATTCTAGTTTTTTCTCCTTTGAAAATTCTTAATGTTAACCCGTTTTTTGATTGTCTTGGACTGTAACGCATGCCACTCGGGCCAACGCGAGCAAAATAAATTTCAACAACAATGTACCTGTCGTCACTTTTTACATAAGGTCCTTTGATGTCTTGTTTGATACGGGCGGATGTTATTCCGTATTTTGAAGAAATCGCTTTTGCTGCTGAGACTTTAACGGAATTAGCGGCAACTCTAGAACCTTTGCCCATGATCTTTTTGTACTGAGCAGGATCTACAAGGTTTTTGATTTGCTGAAGGCTTGTCGTATCAAGGTCAATACTTAAAGAAACTCCCACGGCAAACTGTTAGATAAGCATGTTTTATCTTACAGCTTGCCCATGGCATGTGTTTTCTGCTATGTTCTCCTCACGCACTGGGGTGTCTCCTGGGGTGTTCCCGGTCGCTGCTCACCGCCGTCCAAACGAGTGCAGCGCCGGGATTGTTTGTTGAAGGGGGCCCTGATGGGCCCCTTTCTCATGGAATGAAACCAGCCAGGGCCCAGGCGCATCACCATCGGCAGAGCCAAGCGCGGCATTGGCAGCCTCTTGCCCGGTCAGGCCTATGTGGGGCGGCCCAGCCCGCTGGGGAATCCGTTTGTCGTGGGGAGGGATGGCAGCCGCCAAGAGGTGATCGCAAACTACAGGCGGTGGCTGTGGGCAAGGCTGCAGGAGCCCGATTCAGCCCAGGAGCGGGAGTTGCGGCGGCTGTTGGCCAGGGCGGTGGAGGGGGAGCTGGAGTTGTTGTGCTGGTGCCATCCGTTGCCGTGCCATGCGGAGGTGGTGCGGGCAGCGGTGCTTTGGTTGGCTGATCGAGCAGGGGCGTAACGCTCCGGAACAGGCCCGG